TGGGATACGGAGAACGAGCCGTTCGTCGCCTACCTGCCGGTGCAGATCATCCTACGAAAAGTGAACGCGGAGGTTGCCTAGATGGCTGCACAAGTCCTGACCAACGTCCAGCTGCTGCTCGGCTCGTTCGACCTCTCCGGGTTCTCCGGCGAATACGAGGAGACCGCCGAGACACAGATGAAGGTTGCCAACAACTTCGCCGGTCAAGGCTACGAGATCGTGCTGCCTGGTCTGACGACCGCGATGGCGAACATCAAGGGCCACTCCGACTACGCGGCGAGCGGTGTGTCGGCGACGTTCAACACCGCGATCCGTGGCACGCAGTACGCGCTCAGCGTCCTGCCGCTCGGTACGGCTTCGGTGGCGGGCGACCCGGCACAGTTCATGCGCGGCCTACTCGGCGAGCACAAGATGCTGACCGGTGCCGTCGGTGATGTCGCCGACTTCGAGATGACACTGACCGGCGACTCAGCTGGCGTCGACGGCTACGTAGGATTCCCTCTGGCATCTCGCGGCAACGCCACCGGTACCGAGATCACGGTGAAAGCTGTCGGGGCAACACAGCGCCTGTGGGCCGCCCTGCACATCACGGCCGGAACGTTCACGAACCTCATCGTCACCATCGAGTCGGATACTGCCGGGTTCCCGTCGGCGACCACGGTGCTGACCTTCTCGACGGTGTCGGCTGTCGGCTGGCAGTTCATCTCCGTCGCCGGTCCGATCACCGATACCCAGTTCCGAGCGAAGACCGCCGTGTCCTCGGGTACGGCGACGTGTGCCGTTGTGTTTGGGATCATCTGATGGCAACCGTCGCGGTCCCGTTCATTCACTTCGATCTCACCTGCAAGAAGGGTGACGAGCTGCCCGACGATCATCCGCTCGTCGAGCTCGCACCGCACCTGTTCGTACAGGAAGAAACCAAGGCAACAACCAAGAAAGCGAGGCCGTGATGGCCGCATTCGTCAACATCAGCCGGACCACGCTTCTCGGCGTGGCTTGGACTGGTACAGCACCAGGCCCAACCGTGGTCACCCCTGCCGGCACCATCACGTCGACGTCGGACATCTCGCCGTTCGTCGTGTCCGGTGGCGATCCGGCATGGAACGCGGCGATGGTCGACGTCACCCACTTCGGGTCGCTCGGCTACACCACCGTCATCCCAGGGTTGACCACCGGCGACGAGTTGGTGTTCGATGCCAACTCTGACTGGGCTGCCGCTCAGTTAGGCGTGATCGTCAAGACCACCCTCGGCGGCATTGCCCGTCCCGGTTCGGCGGCGATCTACGTCGACATCAAGCCGACCAGCGCGGCCAGAAGTGCTACGAATCCGTCGTTCGTCGCTGCCTGCTACATCTCCAAGTGGGGTCCCGCCGGTGGCGCTGTCGGGTCGCGTGCGGCGGCTCAACTCACGCTCACAATCACGGGGACCTTCGCCGACCTCGTTGCCTGATGGCTGAGATCAAGGTCGAAGGTCTCGCTGAGCTTCGCAAGGGTCTCAAGCAGCTCGACGAGAAGTTCCCCAAGGAACTGAACAAGGTGTCGAAGCAGTCGGCCGAGGTCGTCGCCACCGAGGCCCGTGGTATCGCCCCGCGCGTCAGTGGACGGTTGCGTGGGTCGATCAAGACGTCGGGCACCGCCAAGGGCGGGTTCGTCAAGTCGGGTGGTTTGGAGTATCACCGTGTCATCCACTTCGGTTGGGCTCGCCACAACATCCGCCCGCAACCGTTCCTATATGACGCCCGAGACAGTCGTGAGGCCGAGGTCATCGAGAAGTTCGAGCGTGAGGTCGCGGCGCTAGTCAACAAGGTGGTGTGATGGCTGGCAAGCAAGCGGATATCAAGGTTGGTGTTATCACCAACTACGACGACAAAGGGATCAAGCAGGCTCAGACCGGGCTTGGCAATTTCAAGTCGAAGATTGATGAAGCCGATGGTGCCGGCGGGAAGCTGAAGGCCGGGTTCAACGGCGTCAAGGAATCCCTCATTGCCAATGCCGGGGCGATCGGTGTCGCGGCCGGTGGTGCCATCGTGGCGTTCGGCATCAAGGCTGTCGGTGCTTTCACCGATACTGCCAAGGCTGCGCTCGATCTTCAGTCAGCGACAGGACTCAGCATTGACGAGGCGTCTCGCTGGATTGCCATCGGTGATGACATGGGTGTCAAGGCCGGCGAGTTGGAGTCGTCGATCGGCAAGATCGGCAAAACTCTCGACAGCGGCAAATGGGACAAGTACGGAATAGCGACCCACGATGCTGGCGGGCAGGCTCGTTCGACGAACGACATTCTGCTCGATGCGATCGACACGCTCGGCAAGATCGACAACAAGACCGAGCGGGCACGTGTTGGTAACGACCTGTTCGGCAAGGGTTACGCCTCGCTGTCACCGTTGATCGGCAGGACTCGCGAGGAGATGGAGGGCTATCTCGGTGCCGTCGAGGATGGCCAAGTCATCACCGACGAAGAGGCCGAGAAGGCCGAGAAGTTTCGCCTCGCTCAAGACGAACTGAAAGACGCACTACATGAGGTGACGCTTCAGGTTGGAGAGCAGGTGGCCGAGTTGGCTCCACTGCTCGAGGGGTTCGCCAAGCTCGTAGGGCTGTATGGCGATCTCGGGTATCTCAACCCGTTGAAGCAGGCTGGCGCTGCGTTGGATGGGCTCAGCGGGATTGTTGAGACGTTCACCCACAACGAGGAAGAGGCCACGCTTGCAGCCGAAGGCAACGCTGTCTCGATGCTGGCGGCAGAAGGAGCCGCCAGGGCTCTCGGCTCAGCGACTGATGACGGCACTGCTGCAGCGGAGGGCACCGCCATCGCTCTCGCGGCAAGCAAGGGCGCCACCGATGCGCTCAAGACCGCACAGGAGCAGGCGAAGGAGAAGGCCGACGCTTTCGCCAAGTCCCTTCAAGGTCAGATCGACAAGCTTGATGCGTTGTACCCGAAGGAGTACGACGCGGTCACCGCGAAGTACGAGTACGCCAGGCAGACCGAAGAGACGATGCTCGCCGTCGATGGCCTGAACACCACTCTCGGCAACAACAAGGCGACGCAAGAGGAAGTCAAGACGGCTACCGACAACGCCAAGGATGCCATAATTCAGCAGTCGGAACAGTTCGCTACCCTCGACGGTGCGGCACTCGGCTCACAGGGCGCGATCGCTCGACAGATCGAATCGCTCGAAACGCAGCGTGACACCCTCGCTCCGGGTTCACCGTTGCGAACATTCCTCGACCAGTACATCGCTGACCTCGCGGCGATCCCGTCGAACATCTCGACGATCATGGACCTGCACATCTCTCAAGGCTCGGTGACGACGAGGGACGGCGACGTGATCGGCGTCCGTAGCGGCCGACACGCCGGCGGCGGTCAGCAGGGTATGGGCTCCTACGGTGTCGGCGGCGAGTACGGTGCCGAGCTCGTCACCCCCGGCGCCAACGTTCGTAACCCGGCCGAGACCCGCGACATCATGTCCCGTGGCGGGAACCCGATGAACGTCACGATCCAGGTGGCGATGATGCCGACCGGCCCGCAGCTGGTCGCCTTGCTCAAGACCTACGACAAGAACAACGCAACGAACATTGTCACCCCGGCAGGTCGCTAGATGGCGACGCAACCGGACCTCAAGGTGGAGATCGCCTTCACGTCCGAACCGCTCGACACCACCCCGACATGGGTGGATGTCACCTCGTATGTTCGGTTCACCGCGAGCGGTAATGGCGGTGTGACGATCCGTCGTGGTCGCTCCAGTGAACTCGACCGCTTCGAGGCCGGGACATGTAGCGTCACCCTCTCCAACCGCGACCGTCGGTTCGACCCCAGCTACTCGACCGGCCCCTATTTCGGGAACCTGATTCCCCGCAAGCAGATCCGTGTCACGGCGACATGGTCAGCGGTGGACTATGTGATGTTCACCGGCTGGGTGACGGGCTGGCCGCAAGGGTTCCGAGAGCAGGGTCTCGACGCGATGGTGACGGTTGAGGCGATCGACGCATTGGCGTGGTTGGCGAACAACAACCTCCCCAACGATCTGGTGTACGACTACGCGAACACGACGATCGGCAGCCTGGCCCTGTTCTTGCGTGGAGCGGATACTTCGTCATGGTCCGACGCGACGGGCAACGGATATTTCGCCTCGCCCCTTGGTGGAGTTGGACGCACGTCGGCGTCGATCGCCCAGGGATCGGCTGCTACAGCCGTCCAGTTGGATACTGCCACCCGATGGCTAATGAACAAGAGCTTTCAGTCCGCCGGCGCTTGGTCGTTGTCGATGTGGGTTCAGACAACGACTGACGGGACTAGCGGTGATCCGTTTGTCAGCTATCCCGAAGGGGCGTCACTGCAATCACAATTGATGGTGAACACTTCCGCAGGGGCTACGAGTCTGTTGTATCAGACACAGTCGCCCGTTGGATCGGTGTCTAGTTCCGCGTTGATACCGGTGCGCGATGGGGTTCCGCATCATGTTGTCGTGACTTCGGACGGGGCGACGGTGGCGGGATACAAGATCTATGTCGACGGAGTCGATGCAACCGCGGCAACCAGCGGTTCCTATCAGGCGCTCAGTATTCAGCAGATCGGCTTCACTGAGACACAGGGTGCCAGCAACGCATTCGCCGGCACGGTTCAGGACGTCGCCGTATTCAATAAGCAGCTCTCCGCCGCCGAGGTCTCGGCGTTCTATGATCGCTCTCGCGGCTTCCTTCGGGAGTCATCCAGCAGCCGGGTTACCCGGTTGCTGGATGATGTCGGTTGGCCGGCGTTGTGGCGAGAGATCACGACGACCTCACGGGCCTCTGTCGGTGAACTCGTCTACAACGGTGCGCAGGCACTCCCGAAGTTGCAGGAGGTCGAGGTGTCGGAGCAGGGTCGACTGTTCGCCTCGAAAGCGAATTACGTCGCCTTCCGTGAGCGGTACTACACCAGCGAGGTCACCGTCGGCAACACGGTGCAGCAGATCTTCTCCGACGACGGTGGCGCCACAGCGTTGCCGTTCTCGACGTTCCAGTTCCAGTACAACGACATCGACGTGACCAACAACGCGATGGTGACAACGCCGACGACGCGAGCCAGCTCGAGCGATGCGACGAGCATCACGGTAAACGGTCTGCAATCCAAGAAGGTCGACACGATCCTCTCCACGTTCGCTCAGGCGAACTCGATGGCTGAAGGGATCGTTGCCCAGGGCAAGAACCCCGTGTATCGGGTGGCGCCGATCATGGTCTACCCGGCGAACAATACGGCCCGGTGGGACGAGCTTCTCGGCCTCGAACTCGGGTATCGCTGTCAGTTCGAGATCACACCGATGGCGACCGGTTCGCAGAACGCCCAGGAGGTCACGTTGGAACTCATCGAATGGTCCATCGTGGATGGCTTGTGGACGGTGACGGTTGCCGGTGCCCCCGTTCGCGGCACGGGCACGCCCTCCGGTTGGTTCGTGATCGGTACATCGCTCATCGGGTCAACCACTGATCTGATCGGGTTCTGACGTGGCCTACCTCACCGGGGAAGTTCTCACCGAAGCCAACATCGCCGCCCTGTTCACGTCGGGCACGTACACCCCGACGTTGGTTGGCATGGTGATCGGTACGGGTGGTACCCCGACGAACAGCGCCAAGTACACGTTCGTAGGGTTCCCCGCCGGTGGGGTGTTGACGGTGGAGGGCAAGATCAAGTTCGGCACCTCAGGCCAGACGTTCCCGGCAGCAACGGCGACCATCTCCCTGCCGTCCGGATACAGCATGATAGACACCGAGGCGCTGGCCCCGATCAACGCCGCCGTGGTGTTCAGTGACGTCTCGCCGGTCAACGTGGTTCGCGGTGCCATGCAGTACTCGTCGGCAACGACTGTGCGTCTGATCGCCGTGTCGGTGTCCGGCAGTTACACGATCAACGGCGCGACCGGGACCACGATCCCGTTCACTTGGGCCAGCAACGACGAGATCTATTACCACTTCAGCGTGCGTTGCACTGGGCCGTAGGTCACCACGGCGGGGCTAGAGCTACGTGGTTCCACGCCGACAGATCGAGCGTGGCAGTCTCGACCTCAACAACTGGGTCAGGCTCGACGACAACTGGCTCGGGTTCCACCGCTGGCGCGCAATCGAGGTGACCTTGGATCGCCTCACCGTTGCCGGGGATCGCGATCACCGTGTAGTCGTACAGCCCGGCGAGAGACAGGGGCCATGCTGTCACTACGGTTGTGTTGAGGGTGAAAGTGCGCTGTGGTTCTCCGCCGATCACGAGCCAGCCCTCGCCATCGGAGAACCCACTAGTGATGACTGTCAGTCCACCGACGCAGTCAGCGACGACCTCGACGGTTCCAGTCTCCGCACGAGCCGATGCTGGGAACGCGAGCGCCGCGGCAACGGCGAGCGGGACGATGTACTTCTTCATGATGCTTCCTTCGATTGGTTGATGATCTTACGGACACCGGCATGAGTCATGCCGACAACGGCGGCGATCTCGCGAAGGCTTGCGCCCTCGGCGTGAGCGTCACAGATTGCACGATTGCGTTCCGTGACCGAGGCCGCCTGTAGCCGCTTGCGGATGGCTGGTGTCATGACCGTAGTGTAAACCCAGTTTACGCGATGTCAATAGGGAAGGAAGTCCCGATGACCCTGCCCGTCTCCCCGATGCACCTCCCCGCCGACCTCGCCAACGAGTCCAACGGCGAGATCTCCCAGACCCTGCTGACCTTGTGCGGCATCGGCAACTTCAAGATGCACCACCTCGCGTCCAGGGCGTTGCGGGCGATGATCGCCGCCTACCCGCCGTTCACCGAG